TACTAGATATATGCACCCACTTTTTTTGCTCCAGAACGCCATTTCTTCGTCAAAGTTATCTACTCTTATTGATGCCCCCCACTTCAACTTGCGATCCATCATACCCTTACACAGTTCGACAAACCGAGTCTTCTGCGTATTTATGGTGTTGTCATTAAACACTATGGTTTTCACCCCGTACTTGTCTTTGTATTCATCTATCTCTGCCCATACCTTGTTTAAATTTCTCATTTGAAATTTACACGTCTGGGCACAAAATGTGCAGTGATGTGGGCATCCCCGGCTAGTCAATACCCCCATGTAGTTTTCCTTGTGGCGTTTGTGATACTCCCCTATGCCAAATCCTTCGTAGTCGGGTAAAACCATGTTGTCGAGGTTTACCTTCTTACTGGTTAATACTATGTGGTCCCCGCGTAATGAGTAGTCTACTGTTCCTTCCCCCTCACCTACCACCACTATATCCACATATTTTATCATATCTTCAGGTTTAAATGTGGCCAATGCTCCTCCCACCACAGTTCGTATTCCTTTATTCTTGCATATACCTGCGTCTCTGATTATTGCGGGTCCAAACTCCTCAAATCCGGTAAACATTACCGTATCCCACCCATCAATCTCCTTTTCGAAGTTGTAGTCCCACAGATTATAGTTTAATACTTTTACATCGTGCCCCTGTTCTTTTAAGGCTGCTGATATATACATGAATCCCAGCGGGTATACACAAGGGTCCTCCAGCGGTATATTATATTTGTACAATACCAATACTATTTTCAATTGTCCATCCCCCTATTCTTTGAAAAATTGGTGTCTTCCGATTGTCTTTATTACTGTCATCCCACTTTTTATCCACTTTTTATCCATTTATCTTTGGTTGCTGCGGCCACTTTGGGGTTCAAGTATTGAACGCAGTTGACTTTACGCAAATCTTCATCAACTGAAATACTACCATCCAATAACCCCTTGGCAATATCACAGCAATCTGAGAGGGTTTTATCCGCGGAAAATTCTCTCCAGTTGCGAGCCATGCTGACTGCTTCGTTGTAGTACGGTTTATTTATTTCCGGCATTGTCCAACTAAATTGCCAAGGTTTTAGTATAACTTCATGTACTGTTTTGCCGTCCCAATTTCTGTGTTCAACTCGTTCCAGTATTACCGTGCCGACTGCTATTTTACCCTCCCGCGGCTCTCCGCCGGCTTCACGTTCGATACACAGACCCATGAGTTGCCAATCTGACAGCGCGGTAAAGTATTGTTTATCTTCTGTGCGCATTTTACCCACCCTACTATTTTCCCAACGAAATTATGGCCATCTTAGTGGCGAACCCAATAGCTATACAACCAATAATAAACACGGTAACACCCACAATAATTGTCTTTACTATTATATTTTTACTTTGTATTGTCCAATTCATCCAGCTTTTGATAAATTCATGATGTTGATAGTGCGTTTCCCGGTCTACGTAAAATTCTTTGAGTTCTTCCTTCAACGCCTCCTTCACGGCTTGTTTGACTGCCTCTCTCTCCATTGTATGTGTCATCCCCATATGTGTCCACACTCCTTATTTATTTTAACTGTGACCTCAACGCAACAATTTGATCAGTCAAAACTTTTAAGTAATCCGCATCGCCTTCTGCCAATGGTCTAATTCTTTTTAAGTCCAGAACAGCAATTTGCGCTTTGATTGCAATGTTTGGGTCCGGTGAATCTGGCACTATTACGCTGTCTAAGTCCAGCGGTACTTCCTGTTCTCCATTCCACTTTAAAAAGTTTTTGTAGTCTGTGTTGTCCACACATATGGGGATAGACGCGCTATCTTCCACCCTTTTTACTCCTACCACCTTTCCGGTCATGTCTCGGTTTAATTGGTACATGTTATCCCCCCTATAATTCTGCGTTGGCCGTGTAATGAGAAAAATTTGCAGAGTTTGCAACTGCGCTTGTGTTATTTATCAATATTTGTGCAAACCGTGCTCCGTTAGAATAAACAAATGCAGGCATGTTTGTCGAATTATTCAAAATGTACCCTGCTGCCCCATCTTTCGGGCTGTAAATTGTTATTGTCGGATTAATTCTCATTTCCGCAGGAAAATAAATCATTCCTGCTGGTGAGTAGCTGTCTGTAATGTAGGCTTTTTGGTATAATTGTCCGTCTCCAGTAACTTTGCCGGTGGCGTCACCATAGTTATATGATCTGCAGTAATACCTTTGACACAGTGCTAACTCCTGCGCAAATGTTCTGTGTTCAAATGGGGTAGCCACAGTTCCGAGTTCAAGTTGAACACCGGTAAGGTAAAATTTGTTATTGGTGGAGTCAAGTCCATTTACCTGACTACTTGTACCTAGTTTATTTCCGACCTGCCAAGAGTCCGCGGTAGTCTGAAAAGTGCTGCCGCACACAATTCCCCAAAATAGAGCAAGGCCTACTCCGGTATTATATCCCCAAGTACCCGTATCAAATGTTAATGTTACTGTTTTCTTTTCCCACGTATTTGCAGCATTAATAATGTAGTTATGTGCGTATGTAATATCACTTGCGCCATTTTTAAATGTTATACAATACGTACCTGTTTTAACAGCCTTTACCCAGAAGGATAGTGTGGCGATTTCAGTCATAAATCGCCCAAAATCATACCCTTCCATCCGATAACTTATTCCGAAGTATTCATCTGCTGCCACTGCTGTCTCTATGTGAGTACAATCTACCTCTAATGAATATCGGAAAGGAAACCCTACTGCGGGAGTTTCGGCATGCTGAACCACGTTAATAGTCCCATCACCAAGACCTTTTGCAACAACGAATCTATCAGCGGAGTATCCTTCATTTGCTAAATTAGTAAAACTCACTCCTCTTTGCCATATATTCATGGCCCCGTTAATTATTGCGTTGCGGCTGGATTGTGGTATTATTCCGGCTGCTTTCAACTGATCAGGCGAAATTATCAATCCTGCATCACCTGCTACAACTTGAGCAGCGGTGGCATAACCAGCAAGAGTCGTGTTTTCTGTAACTGTAAGCATTTTACCTGTGGTGACATTTAATCCGGTTACCGATAGCACACTTTGAAAATATGTTGCATTAGTGGGTAATATCCCTGCCGTTGTTTGTAATATACAAAAATATACAACCCCCCCATACAGTATAAAATCAAGGGGTTTATATACTACTGCATCAGAATAATTTCCCTTATATATTGGCTTTATTCTACCTAAATTCACCGTTGTCATTTTTACCCTCTAATATTCAAGTATAAGTTCGCCACTATCATTTATTGCTATACTGGTAACTACTGCCGCGTCATAGGTCATTATTAAGTCTCCGTTTTCATCAACGTAACTACTACCTATCCCTAGTCCTAATAAAGCATTTGTCTGAGCTTGAGCTGCTACAATATCACTATACATTAAGGTTACGGCAGCAGTAGAGTTTTGAGCAATCGCGGCATTGTCCCCTGCTATACCCTCTGCGATTACTGCATTGTCCTCTGCCAATTCTGCAGCTGTCACTGCCGCCGCTGCTGCATCTTTCAAGCTACTTGTGGTGGCTATATCTAATCCTGTTTGTACTCTGTCCGCGGCTGTGTCCGCTGTGTCCAGTCCTGTTTGTACCCTATCTGCGGCTGTGGCTATCCTATCCAATCCCGTTGCCACTCTGTCCAGTCCCGTTTGCACCCTATCTGCTGCGGTTGCCACTACGTCTAAACCAGTCTGTACTCTGTCCGCGGCTGTAGCAGTTGCATCTAACCCCGTTTCTACACGGTCTGCTGCGGTTGCTACTTTATCCAGTCCTGTTTGCACCCTGTCTGCAGCTGTGGCAATACGGTCCAGTCCCGTTGCCACACGATCTTGACCTGTTAGAATCCTATCAGTACCTGTGGCGATTACATCCAGTCCAGTCTGTACTCTGTCCGCGGCTGTGGCTTCTGAGTCACTTATTACGGTTCCTCCCCCCTCTGTACTTGTGCTCTCAAAATACTTGCGCCACAGTATATTTATAATCCCGGTTTGTGTGTCTATTACAGGGATATTGATTGGCATTTGTGCACTCATACTTTACCCCTTTTATTGGCTAGTTTCTACGTAAGCCCCTAGCAATATTCGTTTTACGGGGGCACTAATGGCCATTCTAAACACCTTGTTCCTTGATTGTCCCAGTCTTCGCCATGTAGGGTTTATTTTGTAATTACCTTTTTTCCCCATAGATGACGGGTATTCTGTACCCCACGTGTGCCCCCCATCATTGGACCACGACAATTCAACTTGCGGGTCTATCCCTACGCTGGTGGCTTGGTCTCCTACCCCTGTTTCAATATCCAACTCCAATTTGTGTATAAACACACTTTCCAGATTCGAGCCGTCAAATAAGCTTGGGGTTATACGCACACTAACCAGCGGTTCTTCATTTTCTGTAAACACTTCAGAGCTTAGGGTATACATGTTACTGTTTACCATATCCCCTATATATCCTTTATTACCAAAAAACGAGTAACAATGGGCATTCCACATGTGATATGCATACGGATTGTCTGCATAGGTGGACCTTTCATGCCACATTTTGGTTGTGGTATCATATATAAATGTTGCGTCTCCGGTGGGAAATGACACTACCAAAAACGTGTGCCCCTCCATGGAGAACATAAAACTAAATGCATCAGTTATATCCGACATTTGAGCTATTCGATAGTTTATGGATGGGGGAGATATAATTGTAAACGTTCCTGCTGCAGATGACACTATCCCTGCAAATTGCCCTGCGTCTTCATTTCTTACCGTCCCCACCATGAATATGGCGTTGTCTCCGGCCACAATAGACGAGGGTGCGGTGGTTCCGTAATTTAGCACTCCACCGGGTACTCTAATAAATGGGAATCCTGTAGAGGTGGCTACAGCCGCGTCATACCACAATTCCGTAGTAAATTCTTTTATCAACCACAGTTCTTGCCATTGGCTGCAACACCCCACCAAATTTTCCGGCGAGGCACTAACGGGGGAAGTAGCCAGTGCATTCCACGTTAACCCATCATACAGGTTTGACGCATACACCGACATGGAATCCACTCTTGTGACTATAAAATACCCATCTAGGTATGTAATGGAGGCCGGAGCATACCCCAACTCCACCGTGGTGAACGTCCCGATTAGCACATTGTATATATACAGGTTTACCCCATCTATAATGGCTAATTGATTTCCCCCTGTTCCTGCGGTGGTTAATCCGTTAAATTTTATTTGCACTGGTCCAGATGCTGTGGCCAATTCTCCCAGTATACTTGATACTGTTGACCCGGTACTTACACTGTATAATCCATTACCGGACACCACAAACATTAATCCATTTGCAACATGGGTTCCCCGTATGGGACCAGACCCCACCGAAAAGGCTAATTCGGTTCCGGGGGACCCCACAAGTGCCAGCACCGTTTTGGCATCTGGGGACGGGGATAGCTCAGGGAACATGTTTATGGTCCTGTCTGATTGGAAATTTACGCTGCGCCCCGGATAAGTAGGTCCTAAAAATCCTTTTACTATCATATGTGTCTACCCCTTATTGAGTGTACGACCCAACATATATGTTGTATGGCATACTGTACTTCACCCCCGGCACATCTGTAACACTTCTTACTGTGACGGAGTTCATTGATTCTACTACGTGCATAGCCTCATTGGCCAGTATATGTACGTCCGGGGGTACTGGATTTTTGTGGTACTCAATCCACAACCGCACGGCCATCTCAAATTTTATGGCCTCTTCATAGGGGGGTTCAAATGTCACATCATCTGAGATAGTAGTAAAATCTGTGAAAGGTTTTTGGCTGGTTATCCCTAACGTGTAGGCGGTGTCGGGTATACCATATACCATTATAGTTCCCAACTGCGGGTCTTGCTGTGCCAATCCCGGATCATACATTAACACTTCTGGTCTACCCGTGGCCACTAACTTATCCTCCAACCTCTGATAAGTACCCATATCTATAATATCAACGGGATAATCCATATTGTTCGTATCTCTTACAAATGCCGTGGCTATTTTATAGGGTTTGGGGGTGTTGAACACTCCCCCCACCCCTATTGTATAAGATGATACACCTGACACGAGGGGAAATATTTCGGGTACATTAGCCCTTACCATCA